TGATCAGATGACTATCTCTAAAGTCACAACCGTGAAAGAAGGTTATATGCTTATAACCGACTTTGAAAATTGTATGGAAAGGACAGCTGTACGCGTATTTCCTACAGAATCTTCCGCTCGCTCGTTCTCACCAATGGAACGAGTCCTTAAAGTAAAGGTAGAACGTGAACTATGAAACGAATTGAATTCCATGAAAACTTCTCTATTGAAGTATCACTAGAGAAACACACTGGGCTATATTTTTTGACTATTGACAATATCGACAAATATCCTGAACTTTGCTCTCGCACTCAGTATTTCTTTAGTAAAGAACAACTGAATGAGTTTGTATCTTATCTCAAGGAAACAGCTGATGCTATCGAGTAATCCTATCGACTGGACGCGCATGATGACAGAAACGGAAAAAAACGAGCTTGTAAATTCTCCAGAATTTCGTGATTGGTTGCTCGGACTTCTCGCGGATAACAACAAGTCGACTATTATTACTTTCCTTAAGAAGGATGGTACTCTTCGAAAGATGTCGTGCACTCGCAACTTTAGTAAGATCCCAGTCGAACACCACCCAAAGACAGAGACTACAGACCCATCAACGTCTATCCGTGCGTTCGATCTAGAAAAGAACGAGTGGCGCTCATTTCTTGTTGCCAATGTAAAGAGTGTTAATTATGAATTTTAAAAATGTATGGCTCGTGATTGTTCTAGTAGGTTTGATCGTTGTAGCTGTAGTAGTTGGTCCACTAATCGTTATCTGGTCCTTGAACACTCTATTTCCTATATTGGCTATTCCGTATAACATCTGGACTTGGCTTGCAGTAATTGGTATTAATGCTTCAATTCGTGGAATCTTTTATAATCTTAAAGTGAGCAACAAATGACACAAATCAGTAATCCCGCAGATCGTGCTAAAATTAAGAAAATGTTGGCTGAGATCTCTGGCTCGTTTACACGCATCGAGGCAGAACGTGATCTCATTAAGGAGACTATTAAGGACATGTCCCAACAGTTCAACCTGTCCAAGCGCCAGTTGAACAAGATGGCAAAGGTATACCACAAGCAGAATTTCACCAGTGAACAAGAAGAGTACGTGGAGTTCGAGAACCTGTACACGTCCATCGTGGAAAGCAATACGGTTGTTGCCTAAAATAACGGTGTACAATAATTCGTGTTTGATATATAATATCTCATGAATTGGAGAACACATGGCTACTGAAAAACTCACTGCATCCGAAAAGCGTGCGGCAAAGCGTCGTGCTATCGCCGAACAAGCTGAACAGTTCTTTGGCACTGGTAAGGGTAGCGCCGAACCGGTGATCAATCCATTGGACTATACCAACTCGCTTGTTCAAGTATTGAACCACTACAACGCAGCCTTCGATAACAAGGATAAGCGCAAGTGGTTCATGTCCTATGTTGGTAAAAAGTCCACCGAGTTTGACCAATTGCCTGATCACGAGTTTCGATCAGTGGGTACTCTTATTCGTCTTAAGCAGCGTGATCAACCTCTCGAACAGCGTGAACTTGACTTCATTGATACTGAAATCAAGAATCTCCGTGATCGCGCTTCTGGTAAGAAAGTAGTGTCTCAGTTCAAGGCGCAACCTAAAGAAGATAAGCCTAAGGTCTCCATCCAAGATCGTGTTGTAGAAGCTGCAACAACTCACATCGGCGAAATCCACGGTCTTATCGATGACTTCATTGTCAATGGCAAGGACGTTGACATTGCTTCCTACCTTAAAGCCAACGAGGTATCACCTCAGGTAAGTAAGCATATTCCTGAGGCGTTTGACACTTTCCTCAAAGAACTATACGAATACATCGACGGTGAGGACAAACAACTTGTTGAAGGTTACTCTAACATCGGTAAGGTAAAGGCCAAGAAACTTATCAAGATTCTTGAGTCGATCCCTGATGCATGTGCTCAACAAGTTGTAACTGCCAAGGCTGCACGTAAACCTCGTGCTCGTAAAGAAAAGCCTGCGTCTGTTGTAGCTAAGAACGTAAAGTACATGAAAGAAAGCCCTGAGTATAGTATCAAATCAGTGGCGCCTGAAAAGATCATTGGTGCCTCTGAAGTATGGGTCTTTAATACTAAATATAAGAAGCTTCAGGTGTATCGCTCTACTGCTACGTTGGGTATCAAGGGTACCTCTATTCTCAACTACGATGTGGCAACATCTGGAGCCAAAACCCTCCGCAAACCAGAACTCGTTAAGGGTTATGCGGATATGACTAAGCGCAACCTTGCCACTGAGTTTAAGAATCTCAAGACTAAGGAATCTGCGGTGAACGGACGAATTAACGAGGAGTGTGTAATCCTTAAGGTGTTCTAATGAAAAAGTTAATTTGTATCTTAGCCCTAGCAGTATCCACTACGGCGTGCGCTGGTCCAGGACATCACGGCCATAGACATGGTCCTGGTGTCTGGTTTACTCCTCTAATCGTAGGAGGAGCACTAGGGTACGTGTATTCTCAGAGTCAAAGACCTGTACAAGTAATACCACAATATGGTACAATATACTCACAGCCGATTCCTATGAATCCGCCAATGCAACCCGTGTATCAAGAAGTACTAGTATATAATTCGGATTGTCTCTGTTATCAAAAACAATATCGTCAGATTGGATGGCAATGATTTTAATTGACTACTCTCAGGTTTGTGTTGCAGCAATTCTTGCTTTCAGTGCAGATCTGAAAAAAGGTGGCGAGTCGGATAAGAAGAACCTTATTCGGCACGTCGCCTTGAACTCTATTCGTGCATACAAGAAAAAGTACTACAAACAGTTCGGTGAAGTCGTAATCGCCTGTGATGGACGTAACTACTGGCGTAAGGACTACTTCCCGAATTACAAGGGTACTCGTAAAAAGGCTAGGGAAGAATCTGATCTCGATTGGAATATCATCTTCGAAACTCTCAATGAGATCCGCGAAGATCTTAAGGAGCACTTCCCTTACCGTGTTATGCACGTAGACAAGTGTGAGGCCGACGATATCATTGCTGTCCTAACTGAATCCACTCAGGAATTTGGTAGACACGAAGATGTTATGATTATCTCCAGCGACAAGGACTTCAAGCAACTTCATGCTTATGACAATGTCAAGCAGTTCAGTCCTATGTTAAAGAAGCTAATTACCGTAAGCAAGAAGGAGTTGCACCCTTGGCTTATCGAACATATCGTTAAAGGTGACTCAGGCGACGGTGTACCAAACATCCTTACATCCGACGATGCACTGATGAATGGCGAACGCCAAAAGCCGGTAAGTTCTAAGCGTCTTCAGGAATTCATTGACAATGGTTTTATTGCATGTAAGAATGACGAAGAACGCCGTAACTGGACCCGCAACGTAGTCATGGTAGACTTTAAACACATTCCTGAAAATATCAAAGCATCTATCCTTACGGCTTATGAAGAAAAGCCTAAAGGTGATAAGAATTCTATCATGAATTACCTGATCAAGCACAAGTGCAGGAACTTGCTTGATGACATTGAGGAGTTTTAATGGCAAGCAAATACATCACAGAAATGCTAGAAGAAATAGACAAGGACCAAAGCGCATGTGCTAAGTATCGCGACAACGCAGCGCTGCGCTTTATATTTCAATACGCATTCATACCAGAACAGAAGTTCGATCTACCTGAAGGTGATCCACCCTTCAAGCCTGATCCAGCTCCGCTTGGCATGTCTCCCGCTAATCTAGTGATGGAGACTAAAAAGCTATACGTGTTTACAAAGGCTAGAGAGTTGAAGAAGGTTAGGAAGGAACAACTGTTCATTCAACTTCTGGAAAATGTTCATCCATCAGAAGCAAAATTGTTGCTCGCTGTCAAAGATCAGAAGCTAAATGTAATATATAAGAATATTACAGCAGACCTTGCTGCGGACTATGGCTTCATTCCAAGACAGATAAAGCATGAGGAATCAACACCAAAAAAATCTTAAGATTATTCTCTCGCTTGAGCAACAAGAACTCGCTCAATGGTTGGCAAATTTGCCCGACGACGAAATCGAATACGTTGAGTGGCTTCTTGAAGAAGTTGATATCGCTCTTGAAAACATGATGATAGAGCAGCGCGGATACGGTGAAGCGAAAGAAATAATCAGTAGATTCATGTTAAACAAAAAAGTTGACTAAAGCCCTATCCGAGCCATAGAAAGCGTATAAATAAACTAAACACTTGGAGTTATAATGCATCTCTGTTCCATATTAGTTGCCAAAAATAGTTATGACCAAAACGGTCAGGCTATTGTACGCACATTCTCACCAGAGTGGGGTACGCGGGGCTAAGAGTAACAGAAGCATAGTTTCTCGAGGCCCGGAGTAAAATCCCGGGCCTTTGTGTTTAGTGGTGTACAATAATTCGTAGATGGTATATAATACCTCTACAGTCAATCAAGACAGATTGACAACGATCTTTAAAAATTAGTACTTTATAATTGATCCGGTGTGGTGTAATGGTAACACTACAGATTTTGACTCTGTCATTTCAGGTTCGACCCCTGACACCGGTGCCATACCAAAGTGCGTTAGTGTACAGCAGGGGAAGCTGATCTTAATAGTGAGTGCCTACAAAGCTCTGACTATCGCACTTTGTTATGGTGATGTGGATGAGTGGCTTAAATCAGCGGTTTGCTAAACCGTCGGTTCACGAAAGTGGGCCCGTGAGTTCGAATCTCACCATCACCACCAATTATGGTAGGTAGCACTGGTGTGCGGCGGGGTCTTATAAACCCTGGAGATCGGTCAGATGGGCTGAAACGGAAGGGATCGTAACCCTTACCTACTACCAAGGGCCTTTAGCTCATGTTGGTTAGAGCAGCGAACTCATAATTCGTTGGTGCTCGGTTCGACTCCGAGAGGGCCCACCAGATATATAAGAGGAGTAAACAGTAAGGAGGAATCATGTCACATGTTCTAGCATTAGACGCATCAGGGTTACCACGTAAGTGGATCAATTATGAAAGCGCCGTATCCTACTTCACTAAAGGATTTGTAGCATGGTCTCTTGGAGACACAATCGCAACATTCCGCGGTGGATGGCAGAAGGATGGTACTAGATCAATCGTACATACTCCTTCTATCATAGCAGTAAAGGGTAAGGGCTTCAATATTGAGAAAGCTGGGAAGGTGACTCTTTCTAACAAGACTCTCTTTGCCCGCGATAGACACATGTGTGCTTACTGCGGCAAAGTCTTTACGTATGGCAATTTATCAAGAGATCACGTACAGCCGGTGTCACGTGGAGGTCTGAATACTTGGACTAACTGTGTAACGGCGTGTGTGAAGTGTAACACCACAAAAGGTTCTCATACTCCTGAAGAGATTGGGCGGCAGTTACTGTACGTGCCGTACGAACCCAATCACTACGAGAATATGATTCTTCAAAACCGCAACATCCTTGCGGATCAGATGGAGTACCTATTGTGTGGTGTACCAAAGCACTCTCGGGTGCTTATGTAGGTGTGGCAGAGTGGCCCAATGCGAGAGTCTGCAAAACTCTAAAACCGTCGGTTCGAATCCGACCGCCTACTCCAAAAATAACGGTGTACAATAAATCGCACCTAGTATATAATCTATCCATACGCTGCTAAAACAGCGGTTCTTTAAAAATCCAAAAGTCCTCTATAAGTCTACGGTCAATACGGAGCATGAGGCGAGAGTGGCAAGGCTCTGTATGGAAATACGGGAGCCACCGCTAGGCGCGGGTCGAGGGGGCGCCTAGCACTATGCACGGTTCGTCTATCGGTTAGGACGCTACCCTTTCAAGGTGGAGAGACGGGTTCGACTCCCGTACTGTGTACCAATTGTTAGTGTTATTATGGAAAATTCCTGTGATCGCAGGATAGTGAATCTGTCAATGACGTCCCTGGTTCGAAACACACGTTATACAGTTGCTCGAAGCCAAAGACCCCTTGGACGCTTGGGGAATAAGGTTAGGCGGTAAAATCAAACGGTGTACGGTGAAGGCACCTATAACGTAGTAACACTAACAATTGGAATTCTGCCTCGTTGGATCAGTTGGAGTGATCGTCTGCCTGTCACGCAGAAGACCACGGGTTCGAGTCCCGTACGGGGCGCCAGTTTTGCCGCTTTAGCTGATGTGGTCATAGCAACGGTCTGAAGAATCGTGGAACTAGGTTCGATCCCTAGAGGCGGCACCATCCTTCCTTAGCTCAAAAGTAGAGCACACGACTGATAATCGTGAGACGTAGGAGCGTTACCTTCAGGAAGGACCAAAGATTATGGGTGTTGCCCCCGCCGGCGGACTGTAAATCCGTTACTCTAAGAGGTGGGAAGTCGAGTTCGTGGAGCGTTACCATCAACACCCACCAGTTTTATTCCAGTGTAGCTCAGCGGTAGAGCAGTTGACTGTTAATCAATTGGTCGTTGGTTCGATCCCAGCCACTGGAGCCAGTTTTGCCGGTTTAGCACAGGGGTAGTGCAATCGCCTTGTAAGCGATAGGTCGTCTGTTCGAATCAGACAACCGGCACCATGTTTTTGGGCTGCTAGTGATAATGGGAGCACGTCGGCTTTGCACGCCGAAGGTTGGAGTTCGATCCTCCAGCGGTCCACCAGATTTACCTCGTTAACTCAGCGGATTAGAGTACCAGGCTACGAACTTGGGAGTCGGGAGTTCGAATCTCTCACGAGGTGCCAGTTATTGCCCCGGTGACGGAATTGGTATACGTGTTGGTCTTAGAAGCCAAATTTTGCGAGTTCGAGTCTCGCCTGGGGCACCATATATAATATAGTATGACGCGGGATAGAGTAAAGGTAATTCAGGAGTCTCATAAGCTCCAGATGGGGGTTCGATTCCCTCTCCCGCAACCAATGGTTGAGTAGCATAGTGGCTAATGCACCACCTTCATACGGTGGCTATCGTGAGTTCGAGTCTCACCTCAACTACCAGTTTTACGGGGTCTAGCTTAGTCTGGCTTAAAGCGCCTGCTTTGGGAGCAGGAGATCGTGAGTTCGAATCCCACGTCCCCGACCAAATTTGCTGGTGTAGATCAGTGGTAGATCGCTATCTTGGTAAGATAGAAGTCATCGGTTCGAATCCGATCATCAGCACCAAAGGAGTCTACAATGAATAATAAAAATAAAGAAAAAATTGAAGATAACACTGGTGTACAGAAAAACGAGTACTATGATATAATTACTACAGAAGATTGTTTTGAGGTAGAAGATCCTGATCCTGATAAAAGATCGTGGTATTATGATGAATATGGTATTAAGCGTAAAAAGAAATAATTATGCAGTAAACACATAAACTTATAACATAACTGTGTCTTCCTTATAAATAGAAGAGGAGGATCTAAGTATGATTATTTTAGACGAATATATACGACTTTCTAAAGAAGAAAGACAACAACACTTAAATTTAGATGAAATGTGTTTAGAACGAGGAGGTAATAGCACAAATCATCGTGGCGTATTGTCTCAATTTCTTGACACTAATATTCCAGGTCATAAAATATTATTAGCTCATGCGTGTAATAATGCTAAATGTTCAAATCCTCGACATCTGTATTGGTCTACTCATCGAGAAAACACTGTAGAAGATGGTGCTAAATTTGGAACATGGAAAAATCCGTGGGAACGTTCTGTAGAAAAATATGGATTAGAAGAAGCAAAACGTAGAAATATACGTGGTGACAAAGCGAAAGGCGGAAAAAACAACGCTGGAAAACCTAAATCAGAAGAACACAAAAAGAAAATATCAGAAGCTTTAAAGAATAAAAGAATAACGCCCGAATGACGGAATAGGTATACGTACAGAACTTAAAATTCTGCTTCTGAGGGTTCGAGTCCCTCTTCGGGTACCAGTTTAAAGTAGCACCAAATATCTCGCTGGTGTAATGGCAGCATAGCAGTCTCCAAAACTGTTGGTTGGGGTTCGAGTCCCTAGCGGGATGCCAAAGTTAAATGTGTGTCGACACTGATCTCGGTGCTCCCGTTCCCCCGAG